TGGAGAACCAGCATCGTAGAAGGAGGATGTTAACGAAAACTGGGCACCTGCGATAGGACGCTTAGGATTTAGAGGGTATAGAAGATGGAACGCCAAAAGAGTGATCTTTTGGTGGTCCAACCTCTAGGAGATCGACCAGAGTGAACTATTTCTAGCCACCTCCGCTGGTCTTTGGAGAACTCTCCGGTTTCGGGAACCGGATAACAAGTTTGAAAGAACGTCATAAACGCACAAAACTTGTGACTCCACATTGCACCACCGATCCAGAGACCGACAAATCTTGTAAAAGACGTACCGATATCCGGTGGTGGATTTTCAGGATACAAGAGCAGCTTAAACCATTCTTCATCGGGTCTGTGTGCACGTTGGTTACGATAGGTGGTACCTAGTAACTTAAACTGAGTTGGATCCTCAGTCACGTCACACTTATCAACACCGAGATTCATGGCAAGGGCGTCAGCATCTGACTGCGCCTTGAGCAAATTAAGCTCGAATCCAGACCTGAAAGCTGAGTCATCACCCAACACTTTCAAGGATTTAGCTTGAACACCTTGGCACTTAGTTAGATATTCGACGACAATGTAATTGACAACACTGTCGACCAACTGAGTGAACCAGGTTCCAGATGGAACACCACGATGTTTGCGAAACATCCGGCCATCCGGCATCAAAATTGGAGTATTTATAAAATACCACACCATTCCATCCCATACGTTACGCCACTTTTGACGGTTTCGCTTGGAAACAGGCTTTCCACGCCAATGTTCCCAATCCACGTTCTGGTGAAGGATATCAAATGCAGTCCGGATTAACCAGGACGGTACACTCGAATCGAATGCTGAAAAATCCAAGCCGTGCAATTTTTCACCAATTTTGGTATTCACCGCCCACTCGGTATACAAGCGTTGCGATGACTTCCCACAAAGCATTGGTCCGTCAGGGAGGTTCATAAACTCTCTGTACATGACGGGGGCCCACAGGCCCTCAACCACCAACATCTCAGCGGGGTAGATCCATGTCAACCGAGTCTTTGGAGTATCTCTCGGTGACATATGACCGCGCTGCCCAGCCAAGGCAGGCGGAAAGCGAACACGTCGCGGATCAAACGAAGTTTTACCACCTTGCTTCATGCGGTGGCCTAACCATCGAGCCTCAGTATAAATCTGCGGCATACAATCTTTCTTCTTC